CCAAGTGTTGCTCCAGTAATAGTATAACCGCTGCTAACTGTCCAATTATTTGCGTCAATCGTTGTATCATCTAAATCTGTTTCTAGAGGTCTTATTCTTAGAATAAGCGCTGAACTGTTTGCTGATGCATTGACTGCAAGAATCTCAGCTTCAGCACCAGTTGTGTCTTGTAAAATCTTAGAATTAAGCACCCATGTATTAGGAGCAAAAAACGCACCACCAGTACTATTTTGCACTGCAATAGCTGGATAAATGACTAACGTATCATTATTAGAAAAACCTGTAGATCCTTCATTTACTAATGCTTTTACAATTGGAAAATCTGGACTGTAAACAGTAACAATGGTATTTTTATCAAAACTTGTTTTACTATAATTTGTTCCACTGTTAATATAACGAAGGAATAGAGTGTTTAAATCTGGGCTTCTTGATTCAAACCCAGAAACAACGTCAACAATATATGCAGTTAAATCATCAGAATCTTTTACATACAGATTCTTATAGGCTTCTACATTAACTGGAGTTCCATCTACTGCATTGTCTCTAATTCGCGCGTATTTCAGTGTATCAAAGAATGTGAAGTTGCATCCATCAATTACAGATCCACGTTTAAATACGGAATCGCCAAATTTTTCAACTTGTGCCTGTAAAATAGACTGAAGCTGATTAAGTTCACGGACTTGAACTGCAACACTTGGCTTAAACAGAATTTTGTAGTACTCACTATTATCTGTGTAGTCGTCGAAATATGGTGAAACTGATAGGTCAGTTTGGATAGGCATTACTTAGTACTCCACTATTATCTTAAATGTTTCTGATTGAGCTGCTGATCTAGTAATTGGATTGATATTTTCTATATACAAAACTTTACCCGATCCTGGAACTAGATCTCCAGGCCATTGCGTTGTAATTGAGGCCTGTGCACCCGAAGTATTTCCTATGACAGTATTTCCATTATTAAATATTCCAAATTTATCTGATAAAAATAAGAAAGTATTATTACTTGAATGAAAAAATGCAGTAGGATCAACACCCGAATTCTGAACTTGATACACAACCTCATCTTCATTAAACGCAGTTGTTGCGCTAGTGTATTCCATTCTATGAAGCTGAGTAAAGGTATCAAAACCTTTCTGAATATTATTTATTTTGATTCCATCGGAGTTAGTATTAACAAAAGCCGTCGCTTTAGACGTCAAACCTATAATCTTTTCACCTTTTTGTATAACACCATCAACATTTGTTAAATCTAATACTCCAACTGATATATTGCTAATATTTCCTGTTGCTATTGGTTTTACTTTAGACAAAGTAACCGATGAATTAGTGAATCCACCGTTTGTTGTAATAGTAAGCTGTGAAGAATTTGCTATAGCTGCTACATTTGCTATAAAATACGTTACTCCAGTATTAATTATAATTCTTTCGCCGACCTCTAATGCATTATCAAAGTCTGTAGAAGTTCCAATAATTGTAGGTGATGTCGTATTAACACTGACAGTTCCAGCAATTTTTACTGAAGCATATTGTAAAAATCCTTCATTGTCTATAAACGTTCCATCTGTGCCTATCCCGCCGTCTGCTTTAAATACTTTTACATTAACGTTTGCAAATAATGGACTTTCTAAAAGTCCAAACGTTCTAAAATCATTATTTACAGATAACGTGTCACTTTCTGTATTAGATAATTTTAGAGAAATTCCTATTGCTGATGCTCCGAGTTCACGTCCAACATCTGAACCATGTCCACCATATGGTGATAATCTAACTGAAAAAGATGCAGAATTAGTAACACCAACGTTTGCTGATGCTAAAGCTGTTGCATTAGCCTTAAAGTAGTTAGCACCACGATTTAAAATTTCAACATCCCATATGGTGTTTGAAGAAGCAGAATTTACAAGAGCTCGAGCTACACAATTAATTGATTGTGTTCCATTTCCATCAATTCTTACGCCAGGTGTAACCTCATAACGAGATGTAATATCAGGAGGAACTGTAAACTGTGTATTGACTGTAATTTGTTTTGATGTACTAACAGCAGTGTAATCAGTGATCGATCGATATTGACCTTTGCCAGTACCTTCGACAATATTAATAATACAGTCTACATAAAATCCATTAGTACCAGATGCAGTTTTACCGATGTTAAAAACTGTTGGATCACCACCAATATTTAGATCATCTGCATTAAATCTTCCATAATGGAAGTTATCATATCTCGCTCCACCAGAATCAACATGAATCATATCGATCGCACCAGCTACAGCGTTTCCAGATACGTTAGCATTTGGAATTATTGGGATATAATCATTTGTTGCAAATTTTTCGAACGTTGCACGATCGATTGAATACATGTATTTCCATACGTATCTATCACTTGTTGAATAGTACGCATCATCTGCAGATGTGTCATTAAATCTTGGTTGATCTGTAGATTGAGCACCATCATTATTATAAATGCATTTATAGATGTGATGATATGTAGTTTCGTCTACATTTACATAAAAATTCGAATTAGCATATATGTCTACTTCTGCGTTATATTCATCGTATACTGTACTAGATGTCCAATTGTTGCGCTTTACCATTAATTTAATGTCAGCTTCGGTTAAGCGTTTTCCGCCAACCATATTCGAATACGCTGAAGTAAATAATTCACTATCACCATTTGATGGAGTTGGTACACTAGCATCTTGTCCAGAGAAAGGAGTATGCTTTCCATAAAAAATGTAATAGGCAGTATTTGCTGGCTCAGTTACAGCCTCAATTAGCTGTTGAGCATTATAGGTTTTAAAGTTTCTTGTGATTAACTTAGTCATTATAGCGATCTACATATAGTACGTTTGCGGTTGCACTGTTATTTGCTCCAACGATTTGATAACTTGTTGTGAATTGTCCAGTAACATTTGCCACCAATATTGTATTTATTGTGCATGCCACGTTTGATGATGGGGTAATATACAATGATTTACTAATAGATGTAATATTTGCTGCAACATTAGCACCATAAACATGAGTATTTGTCACAAATACTCCTTCCATATCAACTATCGTAATTGAAGTAGTATTAGATGCGATAACATATCCAGTTGCAGAATTTGCACGGTCTATTCTAGAGATTGTAGAAGTTGCATTAGAAGTAGCTCCAAATAGAGTCATACCTCTATTATATCCTGCAAAGAGATCTTTAATAACGATAACACTAGAATTTGCAGTATCTACTGTTCCTATTCCACGTTTTTGGAATACCTGCCCCGCGTCTACAGCTTGCTCTTGACTATATACTTGTTCTCCAACTACGTATGGTCCATTACTTATATTTTCAATGTATAACTTTGTCTTAGGATGATATACATAAATACCAGCAGTTGCGGTTGTTCCTGATGTTGCATAGACGACTGCAGTACAAAGACTAGTTGATCCAAATAAAGTATCTCCATTAGATAAAGTTCCAGAGACTGGAACAATCTCTACTTCAAATACGTTTGCATATCTTACAGTTCCAGTAAATCCACCAGTAGTTGTTACCGTTTCTCCAAATATAAACGATCCTGTTGATGATTCTGGATTTGCAACGTTAATAATATCAACTTCAAGATAATAAGAAACACTCAGAACAGTATTTGTTGTACCTTGAACATTAGCAGTATTTACAAAAGATCCTGTCACATCACTTAGATATAATGTTAAAGTGTTTGCGGTAGTATTAGAAACTTTACCTTTGATTACACCCGACGCAGTATTCACTGTAGTATTTGGCTGGTATAATATTGTATCAAGTTGGTATCTAGTGTTTGCAGAACTAGATAATGTAATCTCTGTTTCTCTTCCACCGTAATATTTTCCAGTTGCAACGTTTGCTGATCCATTGCTCTGATAAATAACTTCACTATTAGCAAATATTTCAGTATTTGATAGATTTGATACACGTAATTTTACTAGTTTGTTTCCATTATGAGCTGGAAGAGCATCAGAGTTTTCTAGGCTATATAATTCTACAGCACCAAACAATTGAGTTCCAGATATATGCAGAACTTGTTTAAAGATGTCTGCATATTTTATGAATGGAAGTTTAGAAATAATTTCATATGAGTACTCTTGATAGTAAGTACCGTCAAATAATTTTTTATCAAAACTTAAGAAACCATCAGTAGAATTATAATATCCTTCTCCAACACCCTGTTGTCCTAGTAATACTCTAGCTGTTCCAACAGTTCCTCCAGTTTTTTGGTAACTTACAACTTGATTTGCAGTATATCCAAAACCAGAATCCAATCTTTGAAGGGTGTTAACAACGCCATTTGCTGTAATAACAGAAGCTTGAACCTGAGCATTTATACCAGAAGGCAATGAATCTGCTATAGCAGAAATAGCAGTAACCGTCCCGTTTGCATTCGTACTTGTACCAAGTATTCTAGAAGAACCAGAAACAAATTCATTATTAAACGAAATAGGTTTAACTACAAGCGTCGTATTTGCTACCTCTTTAATAATACCTTTTGCTACACTTGTGACTGTAATTGCTGAAACGTTAGCCACAGAACCATTTGCTGCTGAAGTAAATCCTACTAAATTATTTGCAGTGTTAAATCCAGTATTAACAAATGTACCTTGTATATTTCTGATTGTAAGTGTTCCAGCTCCACCGGTAATATTAATAGAAGTAATGTATCCATTTGCAACTGCACCAGATGAATTAGATTGTCTTACTTGCTCACTAACAACAAATGTTCCAGTCGCGCCAGTTATGCCAACAACTGAAGTATTTGGAACAGAGACGGATTGAGTTATAATTTCATTTGGAATAAAATCAGCTAGAGTTTCTTGGCTGTATGTTATTAGTAAATCCTTTCTATCAAATCCCGTGATATACGGATCATAAATTAAAACATATGGATCTACATTATAATCTGCTCCAGGATTAATGTTTCCAATTGTTGCAATCGTGCCAACATTTCCTGAGAAATAAGTAAGTTGCTGTAGTAGTGTTCCATTTGTTACGTTTCCAGATGGAAATTTAGGAAAGCCATAAAATGTGGCATTTATGTTTAATGTATTGTACGCAATACCAGAGTTATTTAACCCCGAAATTCTATCTGTACCAACTACTACCTGTTCTTCATTGTCGTAACTTGTTACTGAGAATGACGCACCAGTTCCAGCACTTACTGATAAAACGTTTGCATATGTATTAGATGTAGCACCAATAACAAAATGTGACGCTACATTAGTAAATGAGTTAGTAATGTTGTATATGCCAAGAGTCATTCCAAAATTAGAAACGTTCCCTGAACCATTTCCAGTTGTAACAGTAGATCCTAGTTGGAATACACCCTTTGTTTCTGATACATACACATAAGCATTTGATCCATCTAATTCTACAGCTGATACTACAGCATTTGCTGTAGATCCTTGTGTAATAATTTCACCTGCAGAAATTGTAGGAATATAGTCAGCTAAATACAATGTTACACTGCTTGGAAGCCCCATTACATTTGCTGCTGCATATACATTAGCGTATGACTGCAGTGTAAATCTTAATGTATTTGCTGAACTAGTATTTCCAAGATAAACTGTTTCAGAGTAATTTGTATTTGTGGAATTATAGATAATGCCATTTGATATAGCAACTTTTAAAACTCCAATATACGGCGTAGAGTTTGTAAAGTTCTGAATAACAATACCTTGTCCTGCTATTACATTATTTGTATAATAGTTGGTATAAATGTCTCCAACTGAGATTGATTCTGCTGGGTTTGTAAAATTGCCAATAATTGCATTTGCACCTGATGTTGCACCCTTAAGCGTTAATGCAGATGTTATAACACCAGTATTCCCATATTTTAATAAGATCGTAGATGAATTACTACTGATAACTGTGGCTTTAGCCGTATTTGAGGAGTCAACAACTTGAAATACTACTTCATTATTTGTAAATGCGCCAGTATTTGAGACTAATGGAATAGATAATACTGGTTGATAAGTGACATTTGCTATCGGCTGGCGTAAAGTCTCAAATAATCTATATGGAGTAGTTAATGATGCATTTGAAGTTATTACGTTTCCTAATGTTAGGACTTTTTCCGATACAATAACACTAGCACCAGAAGTATACCCAAAACCACCTTCTAACAATTCAAATTCAACAACACCAGTAGCATTAGAGATGCTCGTTACTCTAGCTTTTCCATACTCTCCATTTATCGTGCTTAGTACATCAACAATATCACCAACTGCATAACCTGTCGCCTTTGTAACGACAGTAAGACCAGTCATTGAACCGATCATGATCGGTGCATCATCAAAAATTTCGTCTATTAGAAGAACTTCATTACTAACAAAATTACCAGTTACAGCTGACACGTAGAATATGTCAATATATTGACCTTTGATTCTTCTTCTAACTAGTTTTTCAACAAAGGCGAGAGCACCAGATGAAGCTCCTGTTATCTCTTTACCGATGTAATCAATATTCCTAGCTTGGCGTGTTACCTCTAAATATATCGGTTTCACATACTTACCGTCTGAAACTTTAAATATATCTTGTCCTGGAGTGTAAACTCTAGCTTCTACGCCATAAACTAATTTAAAAAATAAATCAACAGCTCTAGGAGTTCCTTTACTTCTATAAAGATCTTGAGCTTTTTTTACAAGTAACTTTTTATTTGTAGTTGTTGTAAACTGAATATTATTGAGATATTTTTCCTTGAAATTTACAATAAAGTCATCAACAGTCTCATCGATATCTCTATAGTTGAGAAGCCTACGTCCATGATAAAGTGCATTATTTTCTTCTTCTAGCCACTCATAATATGCCTTTGTAAAGGCGATAAAAGTTTCTCCTTCTTCACTATAGAAAGAGGGAAATTGTGACTGAATCAGCGGCGATATTTTTTTTTCAAAATCTTTCATTTATTTTTTAAAACGTAACTGTTGTTATGTTTTCTTTAGATGTTAATCTATCTGTAGAATTCTTAGAACGAATAGCTGTGATACTAATATCTTCAATCTTTATAGTCAATATATTATTTTTAGTTGAGTATATGTCGTTGCTTGATGGTCTTGCATAAAATTTAATACCACTGGCTGGATATGTTGAAACTAAAAAGTCATTAATTACTAATTGACCAAGTCCATAATCAACTGTTCCAATATCCTTAATAATAGTATATGTATTATTGTCAGAAAGACCTGCTAGTACAAGAAGTCCATTTCCATCATCTTCAATAATAACATTTCTTCCTTGTAATGTAAAGATAGAAGATTCAATAGTTCTTTTTACTGCAGAGCTGTGAATAGAACTAATTCTTTGTTGTTTATCATTGATCAATGGAAAGTCATACTTAATAGCTAAATTTTGAGCTTTATTGACAACGGGGTTAATTACTTTAATAGCTCTAACTGATGTTTCATTCGAAATAATAGATGGATGCGCGCCATCGATAGCGTCTAGAAGTCTTGAATATCTTAATGTCTTTTTAAAGTTATTAATGTTTGCAGTATTAAATGTAGATATCGCAGATATTACCAGTGTTTCAATATCTGAAGGTTCTAAATCTGTCTTGGTGATATCATAATTTACTGAACTCGTGACACCAATATAAGTAAAATCAGGATTTTTAAAGACTGGTTCAATTGATATAGGTGATCTTTCTTTTAAGAATCTATAGTATTCATTGATTTTAACTGTAGGCAAACCCTCGACATCTTTGATATCTACAGACAAAAACACACGGCCATATTGTGGAGGAGTTTCTTCTTCTCCACCATATGCGGAAACAGCATTAATCTCTGGATATGTGACTTTCAATAGTGTTTCATAATCGCTTGGTGTAATTGCTCGTTCTTGAGTTGTATAGTGTCTAGGTGCATTAAATCTAATTGATTCTAATGATTCATTTACTGCTCCACCAATAGCAGACGTAACAGTAGAAACAATTACATTTGCAAATGATTCAATAGGACCATCACTTGTAAATTTAAAAGCCCCATTTGGCAATTCACCGTTTGTTACACGATATTCTACAATGACAATCGCATTATCTTTTGGTCTTCTTCCAGCAATTCCATCTCCAAACATAATTTCATATTTTTCATTTTCAGCTGGTTGAACAAAGAACACTTTAGAATCTGCTGTTACTGCAAATAAAGATGAAGAATATGTATATTCTAAAACTTCTGCGCCGTTATCCTCAACGACAGTGCAGGTAATAGAGTCTGTATCAATAGTAGGATTGCTTAATATGAAGCGTTGGTTAGTTGTAGCATAATCAATAGTATATGTTTCGCTAATATACTCGCCTTCATATATTGAAATTGATGATGCTGTAAACACACCATTATTACCACCTAACACAATGTTTTTATCTGTGCTAAATGTAAATGAATTAGATCCAATACGCGTGCTAAATGAAGTTCCTTTAGGTACTGTTAAACTTGTAACTGAAGGACTGCCCGTATTAATAGTGAAGTTAACTACTGCTTCTGCCGATTTAAACGATCTAGGAAGATAATTAAGTTCCTTAGCATGTGATACAACGCTATCACGCAATTGCGCTGAATCTAAAAACATTTCAGATGCTACCATATTCGTATAGAATGAATTCAAATACGTATTATAGGATAGTAAATCTAGAAGAACATTGATGTTACTGCCATCAAAGTCGTAATCTTTAAACTTATCTTGTGACTTAAGATATGTCTTAAAATTATCCTTTATGGTATCAAAATCAAGATTGATTAAATTAATATTGCTGTTTGCCATTATCGAACTCTTTCTAGAACGATTTTAAACGTTGTAGGGGTCTCTACGTTGACGGTATAAAAAACAATTGAAATAACATACATATTTCTATCTTCTATGGGTGCTACCACTACTTCAAGCAGTCGTGCTCGTGGCTCATGGTCTTCAATTGTTTTAATTACTTCTTCTTCTATTGCTCTAGTAACTTGATCTGAAATATTCTCGAATAAGAAACTTCTAATTCTACTTCCGATTGATGGCTGAAATGGTCGTTCAAATTTATTTGTAAGTATTAAGTTACGAATAGATCTCATTACAGCGTCCTCGTTCTTATTAACTACGAGTTGCTTACTATCAGGATGTGGTGTTAAATTGGACAAAAAGTCGCTATAGAGAACATTATCATCTCTTCTTAACGTAAATCTGTCTGCTACACTTACTGTTGCCATCTATTACTCCATTTGTATCTAGTATTTATTTAGCCACCAATAAACACACTTCTTGAACCACTACTAATATTCTGTGAACCATCAGATTCACTATCTGGAACAGGATCACCAACACGAGCTGCACCCTTTGAACCATTATTTAAATTAATAGATCTTGCAGTTAAATTATAGTCTCCATTAACTTTAATGTTAACGTCACCATTTATAACCACATCCATGTTACCACCTATAGTAACTTTTTTATCTTTCATAGTCACTTCATAGTTTTCGCCTTCAACCTTAGTTACCATTCTTCCATCTTTATTCATCTACACATACGTCCCTGTTTTGTGATATATGTGAATTCTTTCTTGTCCTGGTGTATCATCAAATTCTACTGCATGACCGCTCTTGGTTGTATATGTTTTATTATATGGATACTTAGCTTTATATGCAGAAGGCGGTTCAAATCCAAAAGGTTTTTTTCTTAATGACTGAGTTCCTCTTGCTAATTTGGAAACGTCATGTTTAGACTTATCATTCTCGTTGATCTTATTAATAGTTCCAATAACAACAGGAATATTATGTTCATTGCCATCAGCAAAAAATCCAAATACCATAGAACCAACTTCAATGCCTGTTGGAGAAATTCCAACTTCATATGAACTTGCTGCATGTGGAGGCATCACTAAAGTTGCCCATGGAATTTCTTCAGCTGCCATATTACCATGAATATGAGGGACACGCACCTTAACCATTCCAAGATTTTCGGTATCATTAGTATCAACAACATAACCAAAGAACCATTTAAATCCTTCAGAACCAATATTTTTAGTTGTCATATATCAGATTCTCCGTATGAAGGTTTCAAGCATTCTAACGACATTTTATACATAACTTTATCTCTCATAACAAATGAATGACGAACCTTAGATACTAAGTAATTACCTGAAGATAATTTACTATCTTCTTTTTTATCTGTTGTTCCCTTTACTTCTGGAAACTTTATCTTAATAACATTTCCAACTGTAATTGCTGCATCACCATATATTAATATTCTTACTACATTCTGCATTAATTGATTAATATATGATTGCAAAAATCCTGCTGTTTCTTCTCTAAATGATTCTCCATTTACCGAGGATTTTGGTATAAGAGACGTTTTCATATTGTCAGATCCTGGTTTTGCTGCATACGCATTCATGAACGCATTAGTCCTAACAGCGCTTGCATTAGAAGGATCAGTTTGCGCAAATTTGCTAAGTTGTTGCGGCATATTAAAATCAACAGTATTTAATATCCCAGTTCTAAGGTCAATAGAATAATTTCTATTTGACATCGCACCATCTTGAACCATATCACCAATAGTACTATAGTTAACTTGTTGATAGGCTAATACGTTTCTTACGTTAATGTTCCTAACATCGTCATTAATGTTAGAGTCATAGAAAAATATCTTATCACCGATGGTTGATTTCCCAGTTGCAATCAAATGTTCTATTGTTGTAAAATTAAAACCAGCTCTATTTTCAAAAAACACATATGAAGAAGATTTATATTTTTTCGAAACAGCTCTTTTTCTTATCATATCAATTGCTTGCAAAGGAGCAAGCTGAGCGATAGCAATCTTGTCGATACCTCGTGCAGATTTGTCATCAGACCTAAAACTCTTTTTACTCTTAAGATCACGAGATATAATATCAGCAATCATAACATATGGATTGCCTACATCATAGCGTCTTTGAATATACTTAGTAGAATTTTCTAAACTTTCTTCGCTTGCTGCTTTAATTAGATAAAACAATTTATTACCTTGGCCATCACTAAATTTATTAGTTACTGCAGCAGTTTTAAATCTAAAGCTTTGAACAGAACTTAATTCTGGGTTTTTAAACTCAACCTCGATATACTCTTCGCCTATGATCGGAAAGGTTTCAATTAAGTTGACTGCATCATTGATAAGCATTTCGCAATACATTAATGGCATCATCATACTTTCATAGATATCCATCGTGCTTACTTGCGAAATAATAGAGCGTCTTGATTTTCCGTCAAGACTTACTATATCAAGCTGAGTTATTAGTACTTCACCGGCGTTATATGTTTTGGCCATTATTCACTTAGCAATTGTCTAAATTGTCTTTCGATAGTTGATGCATAACGATTATCAACTAAATTAATTATAGCTTTTTGTCTATTCAATTCTTCTTCGTAATCATATGCAGAATATGAAGAATAGTATAAGGCTTCATTGTTTGCAAAATTCTGTTTAATCAAAACAACACTTGTTGCAGCTGCAGTTGCTAATGATGTTTTACCGGTGATAGTATATTGAGTATTTGCTACAAAACTGCCATCAGTATGTTGAACGGTTAGTATAGTACTATTAGCAAATGTTATTGTTGCGTTTGCATAGATCGTTGTGCTATATGTCTGCTGTATTCTTTCTCCAACAGTAAATTTAGTATTAGAATTTAAAGATATAGGTATAGTTACAATTCTATTTGTAGTGATATAGCTATCTGACTTTGAACGTTCATATCCAGTAATTGAACCCGAATATCCTATTACAGGAGCCCAATGTTTCTTTAAATTTGTAGACAATGCTTCATATTGTGCAGTAGTAAGTACCGTCTCATCCTCATACCAATTATTTCTATATCCAAATATCTGGCTTTGAGCATTGGCCATAGACCCATATTTTGATTCAATGTATGTATCAAACTGTAGTGCATCTAAGAAATAATCATAATATGGATCAACCATTTGATTTGCAAAATATACCATCCAATCATTATATGAATCATCATAGTAACCGTATGCAATAACATCAGGCCTATCTCCTTGTTGTACATCATAAGGATAAAAGCTTTGAGTATATTCTTTAAACTTTTTATCTAGTTTAACTTTTGCAAATATATTTCTAACTGCATTATTTGCGTAACTAATGATAGGGAAATTTGAAAAGTATTTCATTATTTTTTAGTTGGTGCAAGTGTTGTTTGTATGCGATCTTTAAGACCACTTAAGTTCTTTTCTAAATCGGCTGAGAAGTTGCCATTCTTACCACCGTAATCTTGACTTGTAAAGATCTCTAGTTCTTGCAAATTAATTTGAAACTCAATTACGGTAGGGTGTCTGCTATTTGCAAAGAATGAAGGAATTCCATTTGGTGCATAATTAACATTAACAGAGGATATCATACACTTTTTAAACATGTATAAAGTGTCTTCCATTTTAGGTTCTAATGTGATCTGAACCATGTTTGGATACCCAAGAACGTTAGCTGCGCCCCATTTATAGTTAGGCAACATTCTCTTTTTAAATTCTCTAACTATAGTTTGAACTAATATAGATTCATTTACATTTTTTGGTGCAAATCTCCATGTAAATGAATGCGCTCTTAGATCTACACCTTGGAAAAATACTGTGATATGAGGATTAGGAACTGCACCAAATAATTGTCCTGCTGTTCCCATCACATTGTCTAATCCAGGGATTGCACCGCCGATATCCATTGCAGTATTATATACTGCTCCAATTGCCATATTTCCAATTGCACCCGCAGACCCAGCATTTGCATTTGGCCTAGTTTCACCTTTAATATCCTGCACAATGGCTGCGACATTTTCAGCTGCCCCGCCAATCATTCCACCCATCTCATTTGGATTTAACTTAACTCCAGTTGGATCTAATAAGTTAGTTGGCATTGGAAGAGCTATATGAATTTGTGGTAAAAATTCAGTTTTTACATACGCACTAGGTCTTACATATTCACCGATTGCAAAATTAATGTAGTATTTTCTCATGTCAGGTGGGTATTGAAGTAAATCTACACCTCCTTGAGATTTTTTTTCTGCAGCTGTTTTTCTAGACGGCATATGATTCGTAGCAAAGGTTTCCTTATTACCTGCATCTGCTTTACGTTTTGCAGTCAACTGATTCGGACTTAAACGGTTTGATACATTTTGAGATAGTTCATCAATTCCACCACGAAGTTTTGAAGATATAGAATCCAATGCTGTAGTTGTAGATGAAGATATAGATGAGAAACTTAATCCAGCTCCAGTTAAAGCACCAGATAACCTTTCAGTTATAGTACTTTGATTTCCAGAAACACCTGGAGTAGCCGCAGATGAAATTTTATCTGTAGGACTTTGATTAAAAGCTGAAACGTATTGGCCTGCTGGCATTAGGTTACCTCTATAAATATGTATGCAATAGTGTATTTATTGTTTCTGGTGACAATAAATACTTTAATACTTAACTATTTATTATCAGGATATGGCATATAAAGGTACATTTCAACCAAAGCATGCTGGAAAATATAGAGGAGACCCAAGTAAGATCGTCTATAGAAGCAGTTGGGAGTTGAAATTAATGATGCATTTAGACTCTCATCCAGACGTTTTGGAATGGGCAAGTGAAGAGATTGTTATTCCGTATAGATCTCCGGTTGATGGAAAGATTCATAGGTATTTCCCTGACTTTTATGTAAAGAAAAGAAATACCAGTGGTGATATCGAAAAAGTGATCATAGAAGTTAAACCTGCCCATCAGGTAAAAGTACCGACTATTCAAGAAACAAAGAACAGAAAACCAAGTAGAAAATACATTAATGAAGTATTGACTTATACAGTTAATCAAGCAAAATGGGAAGCCGCCAAAACCTACTGTCTAGATAGACAATGGAAGTTTATGATAATGACAGAAAAAGAACTAGGGATTAAATTTTAATGGCTACAGCATTTCAAACTTTACTTGATAGAGCGGCTGCAGCTGATGTAGACTCTAAGAGTAGATCTTCACTAGATTGGTTTCGTACAGAAGCTGGTAAGCTACCGAATGTTTCTGGTGCAAGAATTATGCGTGAAGAGGTGTCACAACTTGTTGCAAGGTTAAATACAACAAGCATCGGTAAGATGTACATGTTTTTCTATAATCCGAAGCATAAAGACACATTGCCTTATTATGATAGATTTCCTTTAATCTTTCCTTTTAAAATGACAGGTGATGGGTTCTATGGTTTAAACATGCATTACATTCATCCAATGCTAAGAGCTAAATTAATGGATGCGTTCCTTGAAATATTGAATAACACCATGTATGATGAAACTACAAGAGTTAGATTAAACTATAGCCTTCTATCTGCTTCATCAAAATATAGATGGTATAAGCCATGCGTTAAAAGATATTTAAACAATCATGTAACATCAAAATTCTTATACGTTGACCCAAATAAATGGGCAACAGCGTTATTTCTGCCAACAGAAAAGTTTGTAGGAGCCAAGAAGACAGATGTCTTTATGGACAGCAGAGATATTATTTACGGAAAATAAAAAATGTCATTAATAGACACATTCACAACAAAATTAGCTGATAAAATTGGTTTAAATACTCGCAACCTTAGAAGGGCGCCTGTAGGATTTGATATTAATGAATTTAGATCTAATATTCTTGGAGAGTCTGGATTACTAAAGACTAATCTCTTCTTAGTTACGATTCAATTCCCAGCAGAGTTTGCTCAAACACAAACTCAGTTGATGAGAATAACACCAAGAACGTTGATGATGTTCACAGATCAAGTATCTTTACCTGGAATATCACTTGGTTCAGAAGATCAAGTTCGTAGATACGGAACTGGTGTTGCTGAAAAAATGCCATTCGGAGTTTTCTTTACTGATTTAAGTGTAAACTTCTTAGCAGATGGTCGTGGTGAGATTCTTAAGATGTTTCATAACTGGATGAAGTATATTGTTAACTTTGATTCAAGACGTAATAACAATACTGGTTTTAACGGAGCTGATCCATATGAAGTAGCATATAAAGATGAGTATGCAGCAGTCATGACTATTGATGTATTTAATGAGGGCGGTGATAAAATTATTACCTATACGCTTAATGATGTTTATCCTTTATTTTTAGGAGAAGTTGGCCTTTCATGGGCAGATAACGATAACATCATGAAGCTTCCAGTGACGTTTACATATAGTGATTGGCAAACAGATTCAATGCAAATCACTTCACCTAGCCCTGGAGCATCAAATCGATTAAATACATTGCAGAAGATTTTAAAAATTGGAACGGTTATCCAAACTATATCATCACTAAAGAAACCACAAAATATAGGTGACGCAGTGAACGTACTTAACAACGCAAATATATTATTTTAAACAATACTGGAGATTACTATGGCATTACCGAAGATTTCGACCCCTATTTTGAGTTTCGTTATCCCTTCTACACAAGAGATTAAAAAGTTTAGACCATTCTTAGTAAAAGAAGAAAAAATTCTTTTATTGGCTCAACAAGGTGAAGATACTGATTCATTATTA